ATCCGTGAGTACAAGAATACCATTAGAGGGGTTCTCAGTGACCGTTATTCTGCTCTCGATACTCCTCACATTATGGAAGCCATTAACGATGTGCTTGACTTTGATGAGTATAGCATTAAGGGGCATTTTTTGACTCCTGAGAGATTTCACGCTCGTATTGTTCAGCGTGAGATGATGAACATTAACGGTGAAGACCTGTTTGCAGGTATTCAGATTGACTCTTCTGATGTAGGTCGTTCCATTCTTGTCGTTAAGTTTATGATTTGGAAGCAAGTATGTACCAACGGTCTTTGCTTGTCGCAAGGCGGTGGAGTACTGTTTCAGCAGAAGCATATTGGTATTGACGCTTCTGAATTTAGAGACGGGTTCAGAGCTTCCCTATCCAATATCCCGACTCTCGTGGAACACGCTAAAGAACTTGTTGAAGAAGCTCGAAGCTCCGATAGTGGCAGATACTCTATCAAGACCTTTAATGAGCAACAGTTAAAGGACTTTGTTGAGCGTGTTAAGATGAAAACTAAGCTGTCTGATGACGGAGTTCAGAAAGTTCTTCAGTTGATGATTGATAAGTACAGTCAATCTAAGTGGGGCTTTGTAAACTCTCTGACTGAAGTAGCTCAGGACTATACGCTTGAACGCAGACTTGAAATTGAGAAGATTGCAGGAGATGTTTTAATGGCGGCTTAAAGACCGCCACCTGCATTACATACTAAAATTGGAGGTTATTTAATGCAGGAATTAGAAGCAAAACTCAGAGAAGACCTTTTGAATATAGGACTTGTTGAAGACTTTACACTCTCTTTGAGACCATATAGCAAGTCCTATTTCGGAAGGTTTGACCCGAATACAGATACAGTAATTATTTATGTGCAGAAGACACCTGACGGTTTACTATATTCCTATACGGATTTACTACTCACGACTATCCACGAAGTTATCCACTGTAAGCAGTGGCACGACCCTAACTTCAAGAGAGTTAAGGGAGTAATGCACGACCCTGAGTTTAAGCGTCTCTATGGGTTATACTCTGATAGAGCTAAAGCGAAAATATTGTTTAGAGAGGTGAAGAGAAGCTATGATTGCCTTTATCAAGCGAGGGTTCGACAAGCTTATGACCTTTGTAGTGTCTACGGTTAAGAAGCTGTTGACTCTTGCGACTCTGTTTTCATTTGCGGTGCTGTTTGTGTTGTTCTTTGTATATCTGTTTACAGGGAGACCCTTTGAAGCCCTTGTATGCTTAGCAGGGATATACACATTCATTCATCTGAATAAAGTATTGTAGAGAGGAGGAAGTGTGATGTCTGTAGCAGAGAATACCACAGAGTTGGGAGTCTTAATTGACGGAACAGCAGAGCAGTTTAGAGACCATTGCAAAGACAAAGACCTCGGCTATGTGTCGGGTTTGAAGAACCACCTTGCCGGTGTGTATCAGACTTTCATTAAAATGAAAGATGACCTGATAAAGAAAGTCAAGGAAGAGCAGTTAGCTGAAGACAGCGAAGAGATGAAGACCATAAAGGGCATTTATTCAGAGCTTATGAAGATTGAAGAGAAGTCCTGTTTGTGTGTGGAAATCATCAAAGAAAGAGAGCTGAAAGACTGATACGAGGGACTTGACAGTCTTTTAGTTGTGTGCTATAATATATGTAGTCCAAAAGAAAACTAAATAAATTTATGGAGGTAGTGCTATGAACGCAAAAATTATCGAAGGACTTAAAGCTGTACGAGGAGGAATTGACCTTATTCTTGAAGGTTATGCAGATGAGCAGTCTGTTGAGACTGTTTCTACTCCCACGCAGAACGAGGTAGAGAGCAAGAGTGTGCAGAGACGCAAAGCTATTCAGGCTGAAGAGACTGTTGCCGAAGCTCCTACAGCAAATGAAGTGAAGGAAGTACCTGCTGTTACTCGTGAACAGCTTGACGGTATGACCTACAACAACATTAAGAAGCTTGCAAAAGATATGGGTATTTCCGCAGTGGGTAATCGTGAAGAGATTACAAATCGTATTCTCGGTTGTACTCCTGATGAGACCGCAACCGCTGAGAATGAAGCCCCCGAGGAAGTTCCTGTTGACGAAAAGAACAACGACCCCATTTATGCTAAGGTTGTAGACGCAGTTGCCGATATGACCAACGAGGAGATTGCTGATGTACTTGTTGACATCGGACTCTCTGCAAAGGGTAAGCGTGAAGCTTTGATTGAAAAAGTTGTACAGGCAGTAAGAGACGGTCTTCTTGATTTTGATGATGAAGACGAAGAGGAAGAGACTGAAGTTGCTGAAGCTCCTGTAGCTAAGGAAGCTCCTGTTGAAGACTCCGATGAAGAGGAAGAAGATAACACCAACGACATTGACAATCCTGCTATGACGGAAGCTCGTAAGAAAGCTATTCTTGCTCAGGACGAAGAAATCCGTGAGCAGTTTAGCAAGGGTGATGTGACTCGTGATGACCTTGTTGAGTTCTTGCAGTCTTTCTACGACACTGAGGACGATATGAGTGATATGTCTGATGAGGACTTGCTCGACACTTACATTGACGCAGTGTGCAGACTTGTTGATGACGAGGGCGACCTCATTGAAGAGGGAGCTTACTCCTTGAACGGTGAACCTGCTTGCTGTGGTCGTGTTCTTAACTACTCTGAGGACACCAAGATGTTCATTTGTGAACATTGCGGAGAAGAGTACGAAGCAGAAGAATAATATATCACGAGAGGGAGTAGCTCATAGTAGTTGCTCCCTCTTGTTATTTTCGGAGGTGAATTAGAGTGAGCGTTTTAGTTAGTAAGTGTGGAAGCTCTGTAAAAAGCTTCAGTAAAGAGTTATACACTGAGGTAGTTCAAAACCTTTGTGTTAGACCTAAAGACGAGTGGGAAAAGAACCCTGAAAACCTTAAAAGCGTTTTATTCGCAGTGTATGTAAGGACAGATAAAGACAACCTTGTGCTTGTTCACGAAGGGAAGTTTGCGTCTATTTCATATATTCCTGAGCTTGTTCTTGCAGGAGGGTTGTACCCGACTATTGCTAATGACTCAGGGCTACTGTGCGGGAAGAATTTACTCGACTCCGCTTTTAGCGTGAATAATGAGAAAGCTTTATACAGACTTGTAGGTAATTCTACTTGTTATCCTGTAGGGGCAGTTGAGACTTCTAACAGCTTTGTGCTTGTGTTTAATGTTGTTCTATCTGTAGACCTCTTGACAGACACAGAAATAAGCCTGAAGAGTGGTTTTCACTTTATCCCTATTGAGACCCTTAAAGTATCGGACGAGCTTCAGAAGACGATTTCTGAGTCTCTTGTGCTTGTCAGAAAGTGAGGAAATTAAATGAAAGATTATAATAATACTACTGTTGCAGGTGTAGCAAATTTTCCTGTTCAAGACATTACACATAAACCCAAGAGACAGCAGGGGGATATGATACGCTTAAAACAGCTTGAAGAACAAGGCAGTGAAGAGTCTCCTGCTACAGTACAAGAAGACTCTACCCTAAAGATTATCACTTTGGAGAGGGCAATTTCTTATTACAAGAGAATGTCCGCAGACCCTAAGAATGGGAAGTTATATGAAGCAACAGCTAAGTGGCTTGAAGAGTTGCTTGTGACTCGTACCGTCAAAACAAGTGGAGCAGTGAAAGCCCTAAATGCTGAGGAGGATAGCAATGCAGATAGTTAAAAAAGACTCTTCCTTTTATGATACAGACTTGGAGCATATTTTTATTCCACATTTTGAGCATTACACCTCAGCAGATATGTATGAGCGTGTGGGCTTAAAAGGGTATGCTCCAATGACTGCAAAAGAGATTGAGACTGAAGAACAGCAGGACGCTTTTCTGAACGATAGCTCTTATGTAGTCGAAGAGAAATTTGACGGAACTCGTGCTTTACTTTATTTCTTAGCTCCTAACAAGGTGTCTAAGAGAGACCTGAGCCGAGAAGAATACTTACTTAGAAGCACTCTTCAGTCGGGCAGTAATACTCACGGAGGTTATCATCGTATTTATGAGTTCTTTATCTCACATAGTTCCGTTTCGGAGAGAGTTGAGTTCTTGAAGAAAGAGTACGGAATTGGTGGAGGAACTGCTCTGTACCCTGATAAGACCAAAGGACATATTATGTTCAATGCTAAAGGGTATGAGATTGAGTATGATAACGGACAGCATAAGTTGTATACTTGGTCAAATATTGCCGATAGAATTGCTCAGATGATTGAGTCGGGAGAGTACTATCCACAGAAAGGGTATACTCGTTGCTTTAGTCGTAGAGTAAGTGAGAAGACAAAATGGTATTGTGAGAATACAGACTCTTTACCTCAGTTGCGAGGGCTTAATGTTCCTGAGCTTGCAGGAACAATACTTGACGGAGAGATGTTTATTCCTCATAGACCTTTCAAAGATGTGTCAAGTACTTTGAATTGTAAGTGGGATAAAGCTATTGACCGTCAGTTAGAACTTGGGTATATTGTTTTCCACGCTTTCGATATTCTTTTCTTTAAGGGTATTGACCTCAGAAAAATGCCGTTAAGTCGTAGAAAAGTGTACCTGAAGATTGTGGTGGATAAACTCAATAGTGAGTATGTAAAGTATGTAGACTCTCAGACCTGTGGAGGTCTTATTGATACCACTCCTTATCACGATACTCACGGTACTCCTTATACAATAAGCAGAAGTCTTGAAGAGTCCGGCAGAGCCGAGTCTTACCCTCATTTGTATGCTGAGTATAAAGAAGACACAGGAAGAGTGCATTTGTCTCCCCGAGCTTTTTATGAGTATATCGTAGCTACAGGTGGTGAGGGTGTTATGATAAAGCCCAATGACGGAAAGTATTTTCATAAGCGTGGGCGAGAGTATCAGAAGATAAAGAAGTATTTAACCCGAGAAGTAGTCATTATGGGGTTTGAAGACCCGACTGATGAGTATAAGGGTAAGTTCCCGACTGTAGATAAGTGGGACTATTGGGAGACTACTGAGCGAGACCTTGTAGACCTGTCAGGGTATACTCCTGAACAGCGTAAGCAGTTTGCGAAGAATTGGTATCCTGAAGAGTGCAGACCTGTCTCTAAGTTTTACTGTTATGGGTGGGTAGGGACTATCCGTTTCGGTGTTACAATCACTCCTGAAGAGATGATGAAGCTCCCCAAGAACAAGAAATTTAATATTGAGGAGATGATACTTGAAGGAGATGATGTACTTGTCCTTGAAGTAGGTGAGTGTAGTGGCTTTGATGAAGAGACTCGAAAGATGTTCAGTGAAGACCCAAAATCGTGGATTGGAAAAGTCATTGAAGTCAAAGCAAATGAGATATTCAAAGACACAGGAAAGCTCAGACACCCTCGTTTCTTGCGTATAAGAGAGGATAAAGCTCCTACCGAGTGTACTTATAAAGACCACATTTCGGACTGAAATACTTGAAAGTACTTTACTTTTCATAAAAATTAGTGTATAATAAGGGTACAGACTGTTTGAGTCTGTACCCTTATTTTTATATAAAGGAGGTAATTGCGTTTGAGTTTTAGTGGTTTACTGTTGGATATAAAGTTGCTATTATTGTTGTTATGGAGTTATGTAAAAGACCTTTTTGTAAGAAAAGCTGACGCAGGGAGAGTCCCTACCACTGAATTAGTAAATCGCATTTTTAACTTCTGTGAGTTATACTCAGGACGAACAATGTTTCCGTATCAGGAGCAGTTTTCAAAGCGTGTTATTCGTTCCGTGTTGATGAATGACGGTGCTGAGATAACAGCTCTATTTGCTCGTCAGTCAGGAAAATCAGAGACTATCGCTATCACAGTCGGCGGTATGATGATTATTCTTCCTGTCCTTGCAAATATGCCGATGTTTGCAGATGACCCGAGACTCACAATGTTTAAGGACGGTTTGTGGGTTGGTATATTTGCTCCGTCACAACGACAAGCACAGATAACTTACGGAAGACTAAAAGCACGATTGCAGTGTAAAACCGCTATTGAGGTACTTAGTGACCCTGAGTTCCGATTAGAGTTTAGCACCTCTAACGGACAGACCGTTGCTCTTACGAATGGTTCTTTTGCCACAGCTATTTCAGCGAGTGACGGTAGTAATATCGAGGGTGAGTCCTTTAAGCTTATTATCTGTGAAGAGTGTCAGGACATCAGTAACTTTAAGATTAGAAAGTCTATTCACCCTATGGGTGCGGCTTACAATGCTTCTATCATTAAGATAGGTACAGCAACGACTTTTAAGGGCGATTTCTATGACGCTATACAGAGAAATAAACGAGAGATTGAGATGAGGGCTTCTCATATTAGAAACCATTTTGAGTATGACTATACGGTGGCTTCTAAGTATAACCCTAAGTACGCTAAGTATGTTGAGGGCGAAAAGAAGAGACTTGGCGAAAACTCTGATGAGTTCCGTATGTCTTACAAGCTTGAATGGATAATCGAGCGTGGTATGTTCGTTGATATAGTCAAGTTTGAAGAAGCAAACGGAGAAACAAGTCTTGAAAGAGTTATGTCTGACCGACAAGCTACTCACATTGCAGGTATTGATATTGGCGGTAAGAATGACAGTACTGTAGTTACGATGTGTGAAGTCGATTGGAATATGCCTGTTATTATGGAGACTCGAATTGATGATGAAACAGGCGAAGAAGTGACCTATATGGCTTATAATACTTATATAAAAGATTGGCTGTGCATAAGTAATGAGCCTGACTATGAGGAGCAGTACCCTTTAATTGTAGATTATTTATCTATGTTTTGGGTTGTTCGAGTAGTATGTGACGCAACAAGGGAAGCTTCTATTTCTCATAGACTTAGAGCTAATTTGAAGTGTGAGGTTATTCCTTATATCTTTACAACTAAATCTAAGTCGGAGTTATATAAGCACCTTGAAAAAGAAATTGCGGCAGGTAGAGCAAGAGTCTGTGCAGGGGACAAGACTCGTGCTACTAAAGAATATAATGACTTCTTACAGCAGTTAGGGGATTTACAGAAAGGCTATAGTGGCACTAACCTTGTTGTATGTCACCCTGAAGAAAGAGGGGCACACGATGACTACCCTGACTCGTGGGCTTTAGCTGTTTGGGGTTGCAGTTTTGCCGGGGAAGTAAATAACACAGAGACCAACAGAAACAAATTTACAGAGAAGTCGAATAACGAAAAGCGGTATTATAGCAGAAGAAATAGATTAACAAGTAGAAGGAGGTAATGTAAATGATTGGTTTTGAAAGACGCAGAGACTTTGACGATTATTTTAATACGAGCCTTATAGGAGTTCAAGGTGAGCTTGATAATAAGCAAATAGAACGCTTGAAGAGAATGAAGAGAGCGTGGAACTTCTATGAGGGCTACCATTGGGAAGAAATGCCCGAACAGGACACCCCTGAACTTACTATTAACTACTGCCGAACTTTTGTAAATAAGTTTGTTGCATTTGAGTTAGGTAAGTCTTTTACTATGTCTACACATAAAGCTATGGAGAAAGCTACTATTACCCCTGACGGAAGAACAGCTTTTGAGTATCTTGAAGATGTGTGGGAAGACAACGACCAATACAAGCTTACTACTGATTTAGGTCAGATGAAGTCTGTAACAGGTGAAGCGTGGTTACAAGTACGCTACTTTAAGCCCTCAGAGTTGAGAGACCCCTACAATGAGTACCCACAAGGACGAGTTAGAATTATGCTCATTCCGTCAAGTGTGATATTCCCTGAGTTTGACCCTCACGACAGAGACCGTCTTACAAGGGTCACAATTATGTACTCTTATGAGAAAATCGTGCGTACAGGTATCTTAGGCAGAAGTACTAAGAAGCAAGTTCTTTATAAACAGATTTGGACTGATGACGAGTGCGTAGTCATAGATGACGGTAAAGAAGAGAAGTTCCCGAATAAGTACGGAATTATTCCCTTTGTCCTTATTAAGAATTTAACTATTGCAGGAAGAAATGAGGGCTTCAGTGACCTCGATGACATCATTCCTCTTAATGTGGAGTTAAATCTTAAAGAGTCTAATGTATCGGAGATTATTGACTATCACGCCGCCCCGATTACTATTGTATACGGTGCTAAGGTTGGTAATCTTGAAAAAGGTGCTAATAAGATGTGGGGTGGTCTTGCAAAAGACGCTCGTGTTGAGAACCTTGAATTAAAAGGTGACTTAGGAGCAAGTCAGTCCCATATTGCAAATCTGAAGCTTCAGATGTGTGAAGTAGGTGGTGTGCCTGAGACCGTATTAGGTGGAGCACAAGCAATTAGTAACACAAGTGGTGTTGCTCTACAGTATATCAATTTACCCCTTATTGAAAAGACGAGGGTGAAGAGAATGAACACCGAGAACGGTCTTGAAGAAGTGAATAAGTTAGTCCTTTTAGTGTCTTTATTGGAAGGACTTATCACAAAACCTGCTGATGTCACTAACAGGGATTTCTACTACAATGAGTGTTCTATTCCTGATACCTTACCGAAGGATATGCTGTTAGAGTTACAGCAAATTCAGCAAGAAATGAAAATGGGTATTGAGTCTCGTAAAAATGCGGCTAAGAGAGTAGGCAAAGAAAATATTGATACTCTTTTAACTGAGATTGACACAGACTTAGAAAAGAACCCCTGTTTCTATGGTCACTCTGACCCCAATGACCCGAGACACTACCCCAATGACGCTCAGTTAAACAGTGGTATGACTAACGGTCAGACCTCTATTGAGCAAGTCAGAGTAGAGACTACAGGTCAAAATGGAGGAGCAGAATAAGTAACTTTTCTACTTTTCATAATTTATTGTATGAAACCACTTGATTTATTTTCAAAGTGGTGATATAATGATAATACCAAAAACAAAATGGAGGTTGAACGCAATGTTTACAAAAAGTGGTTTTATCGCAAAACAGTCTACCGATTTAAGCAAGCAGAGAGGTCTTTACAGAGGTCTCCTTTTAAGAGCTTTTGCTGATGAGGGAGACAACGGTGCAGGAGACAATGGAGGTAGCGGAGATAATTCCCCACAGATTAACTTCGAGACTTTGATTGCAAATGCCCGTAAGGAGGAGAAAGAGAAACTTTATCCTCGCATTAAAAAGTTGGAGGACGAGAACAAGGCACTCGTGCAGACCAACAATGACAATCTTATGAAGTTGGCTACTGCTCAGAAAGAACTTGATGAGCTTAAAGCTAACAATGGTGAGAGTCAGGTCGTTAAAGACCTTAAAGCACAGCTTGAAACAGCACAGGCTGAGATTAAGACCCTCAAAGAGACTACTCCTAAGGAGGAAGAGTTAAGAGCCAAGATTGAAGCAGAGTATGAGGTAAAGCTTTACCGTCAGACTAAGCTCAGTGAAGGTGCTGAACAAATCCTTTCTGTTTTTGCAGATGAAGTTAAGGGTGCTACTAAAGAAGAGATTGACGCTTCGTTTGATAAGGCAGTTGAAAAGACTGTTGCTACAAAGAAGCAGTTAGGTCTTATTGACGAGGACGGCAATCCTGTCGAAACAAAGAAGACTACTTCTAAGAAGGAAGATAAGAAGGACACTAAGAAGTCCACTACTCCCCCTGTAGCTAACCCGAGTACTGAAGAGGACGAGAAGTTTGATATGGACTATGTTCAGAGTTTAGACCCTCGCTCCCCTGAATACGCAGAGTTCCGTAAGAAAATGGGTCTTAGATAAAAGACCACAATAAATTTAGGAGGTTATTCCAAATGAATAAGAAAAATTCTTTGAAGGCTGTTTTTAAGTCCTTCGCTCTCCGTGCTTATGCGGCTACCTCTACTGCCGTAGTTAATGGCGGGGATAATGTTAAGTTCACAGACGCAGTGAGAATGGTTTACTCTAAGGAGATTGAGTTTAAGGCTCTCCCTGTTATGAGATTTTTCCAGTTCGCCACTGTTAAGACAGAGTTAGGCACAGAACCGGGCTTAACTATTTCTATGCTCACCTATGACAACCTTGCTTTAGGTGGTGCTTTAACTGAGATGACTTCTATGACAACTCAGGCATTAAGTGGTTCTACTAAGCAGATTACTGTACAGGAGTACGGTAATGCGGTTGCCGCTTCTGAGTTACTCATTCAGTCTTCTTTCGATGACATTATGGCTTCCACCACAACCTTGTTAGGTCGTGACTATGCTATGGTCGTTGACTGCGAGTTAAGAGATGCCGCTTTAGGCAATACTGCATTTATCGTTTATGCAGGTGGTAAGGCAAGCAGAGCTAACCTTACTGCTAACGATAAGTTAGATGTAGCTACCATTAAGGACGCTATTGAAATCCTTGCTACAAACAATGCTCCTAAGTATGCGAATACTAATTGGATTTGTTTTGTACACCCTCATCAGTCTCGTGATTTGAGAGATGACAGTGCTTGGATTAACGCAAGCAACTATGGTGCCCCCGAGCAGTTATTCACAGGCGAGATTGGTAGAATTGATGACACTCGTTTCATCGAGACCACTTTAATGTGTAACGGTGCTTGTGCGGCTACTGACCCTGCTTTCGTTGCAGAGTTAAAGGCAGGTGCTGACGGTGCTCCTGCTGATACCAATGTATATCAGGCAGTTATCTTTGGTGACGCATACTTCGGTATTGCTTTTTCCTTACCTGTTGAACTCCGTGACAACGGTGTTGAAGACTTCGGTAGAAAGAGAAGCTTAGCTTGGTACGCAATCTTCGGTGTCGGCAGACTCCACGATGAGTACGGTGTAGTTATCGAAACTGCGTAATTTGAAAATTTGAATAAGTGAAAGTGAGGTAAAAATTATGGCGGCAAATAAAAAGTTCACACCGAGAGCTTCTTCTAACCTTATTGAAGAGGAAGTAACTGAGAACAAAGAAGCTGTTGAGACTGAAGCTCCTGTAGAGGACAAGGTTGAAACAGTAGTCGCTCCTGAGAATGAGGAAGTTGCTAAAGCGTCTTCTGAGACTGTTGTTGAAGAGGAAGCTAAAGATGAAACTCCTGAAGCTCCTGTAGAGGACAAATCTACTGATGAAGTTACTTTTACCGCAAAGACTGAAAAGAAACCTATCGAAAGAATGGTGAAAGTTCGTCTTGCTAAGAAATACGACGGTTGCATTGGCGGTCAGTGGTATCACTTCGCAAAAGACCAAGTGGTAACAGTTCCCGAAAATGTAAAGCGTATTCTCAACAGTGCAGAAGGAATGTTGAAGCCTCTTTAATCGAATAGGAGGTGTTCAGTATGACTAAGGCTGAGCTTGTTAGATATTTAAGGTTAAATATCAACATTCAAAATGCTGATGTTACAGACACCGCTTATCTGAGTATGACTGACGAGGACATTGAGTTATACCTGAATGTCGTTCTGACGAGGGACTTCCCACAAGTCCCCTCTCTCGATTTAATTCCCACAGAGGACATCTATCCTGTTGTCCTATTGGCGAAGAAAGAGTTGTATTACACACTTGCTTCTATGGACGCTCCTCTTATTGATTTGACTGCTGATAACAACAACCAAATCAAGAGGAGTCAACGCTTTGAGCATTATATGAAGCTCATAGCGGCTGTTGATGATGAGTATAACCAATACAATGAAGACGGAGGGGCAGGGACTCGTAACACTCTAACCTCGTATGATGTTCTTATCTCAGATAGATATGCGACAAGACGGAATTACGAGAAAGGAAGAGTCCCTGTCCTTTCTTTGCGTGTTGTGGGTGTTACAGATACTACAGTTGAACTGTCTTGGTCTGTTCAGCTCAGTCGTTTTGATAAATATGAGGTTTATGTTTCCGATGAGCAAATTTATGATGAGTTTGCTATTACGGAGCAAATTTCGCCTAAAGCGAAGCTCGTGGCGAAGATAACCAATGTTCATCAAAATAAATGTCGCATTGAAGGGTTACTCCCTGATACCGTTTATCATATAATGGTGTCTGCAACTGAGAAATCTTCACTTGTCGGAAGAGCAGAATTGATTGTTTCCACTACAGGAGGTGAAGACAGTGGCTCAGAAGAGACTTAATGAAGAGTTTTTAGAGGGCATTTATGAAGTGTACTCTACTTTGATGACAAATCAAATCTTCTTAAAGCTCTTAGATGAGGACTCCACTGACACCAATGTGTACGAGGAGACAACGCAAAAGAATTACCTTGACCCTATACAGCTTGTCGGCAAGTTTGCTCTTTCTATGGAACAGGGCGAACAAGTTGTTGAAGGAATACAGGACTATGTAACAGCCACCATTCCTACAAAGAGTCTTTTGGATAAGAATGTAGATATTACACCTGAGAACTATGAGACCTTGAAGAAAGGTGCGATTAGCTACAAAGGTGTTGACTACAATATTGTTCAGGTCAGACCTATCGTAAACATTGATGATGTCTTTCAATTTTATGTCTTCTATTGTGAGAAGCCTAAAGTAAGGCGGTGAGCAATGTGTATGTTAGTAAGTTTGGTGATTGGACTAAAGCAGGAGTAGTGTTACAGGGACTATCCGTAAACCTCTGCCCTGCATTTAAGGCTCAGTTACAAGAAGACGGTGAGCTAATACTCGACACTGTTATAAATCACATAGAGCGTCAAGACCTTAATTGGACTCCCCTTGCTGACAGAACTGTTGAGCTTAAAGGTGGAGACACAACAATTTATGTTGAGACAGGGTATCTTAAAGATAACCTTGAAGTAAGACGCATTAAATCTCCTAAGAATGGGTTGACCCTGTTCGTGGGAGCTTCTGCGTGGAAGACCACTCAATCAGGTGTGAAGTTCAGTGATTTAATGATATGGTTAGAGTATGGTACAGATAAAATGCCACCGAGACCTTTAATAAGACCTTCGTGGGAAGAAGTAGAGCCGACTATCAAAAATAATTGGCGGGAGTTGTTACAGAAACTAATAGAGACAGGAGGTAGTTAATATGAGTGAGAGTGTATGGTTTGAGCAAGTCGATATTGCATTTAAGAAGCTGTTACAGAGAGTCATTCAGATTGACGGAAAGCCTGTCAAAGTTGTTATAAGAAAACCTGATGAAGATTTTAATACTGAGGACTACCCTTTAGTCTCGATATATAACCTTTACGACAGGTTTTCTAAGATAAGATATAGTTCTGAGCCTATTGTCGTTTCTAAGAATGAGGAAGCTAATTCACTTGTTTTAGAAGACTCTGCTCTTCCGTTTGACTTATTTTATCAGATAGACTTTTGGGCGACACTTCAAACAGATATGAACAGTATGACAAGACAGTGGAAGGCTTTTTCAAAGTCTTGGTTTAATCTTGATGTGTCTGATATGTCGGATATAGCAAGAAGCTGTTTTGTTCTGTCCCGAAATGATTTTAACAAGTCTGATTTAATGCAGAATGGCAGAAGACTTTTTCACAGCTTTGGCACTTACAAAGTACAGGTAGAGCTTGATGAAAGAGTACAGAATGTTGTTCCTATGGTCACTTATACTCCTGATGTCAAAGTCAACGAAGAAAGTGACGGTGATTAAATGGAAGTATTAAGACCGGGTGTGCATTTTGAAGAACGCAAATCCCCGAGAGCTTATGTTACAGTGTTTACTGTTATGTTAGAGGGTATGAACCGCCACGCTTTCATTTTACTGAGTAACCGAGTAGATGTGGTGAAAAGTTCTGAAAAGTATATAAGTAGTGTAGTACCCTCGTAAAAATTAAAATGGAGGTTGATTACCACTATGAGCAAGATTAAAGTAATCGAAGCTCAGGGTTTTCCTCACACCCTGACCCAAGCAGACGGTACGACTTTGAGACTGTTCGCAAGACAGTCTAAGGTCATTGATGAAAAGCTTGTTTCTCCCGAGATTAAGGCAGAAGCAGATTGCGGTTTCATCATTTTAATGCCTGTCGAAGTTGAGGAGACAAAAACTACTAAAGGAGGTACTAAATAATGGCTGAGTATTTATCCCCCGGTGTATATGCGGAAAGTGTAAACAACGCTAATGCACCTATCGAAGCAGTCAGTGCAAGTACAGGTGGTTTTGTGGGTATCGCAGTGAGAGGTGTTTTGAAGACTCCTACACTCGTTACTTCTTGGCAGAACTTCCTTGATACTTTTGCTTATGGAATGGAGACCCCTTTCCTTGTAAACAGTGACCTCGCTTATTCTGTTTACGGTTTCTTTCAGAACGGTGGTACAAGATGTTACATCATTCGTACAGCTTCTGACTCTGCGGCTAAAGCTACAGGTACGAATGGCGGTGTAACATTCAGTGCTAAAGATGAAGGTACTTGGGGTAATAAGTTAAAGATTGCAGTTAAGGCTAATACCGATGTTCCTGCAAACTTTGATATTACTGTTAAGTACGACGGTGAGCAGGTTGAGCAGTTCACTAATGTGTCTAACACAGCGTCTGATGAGAACTATTGGCTTGATGTTATCGGCAATAGTAACTTCATCACTTGTGCTACAGGCTCTTTAACTGCTACCGCTACTGATGTTGCCTTTACAGGCGGTGCAGACGGTATTGACGATATTGCTGACGCTGACTATACAGGAGCTTTACAGTTGTTCGACTCTGTTGACGATGTAAACCTTATCTGTGTTCCCGGTCAGGTTTCTGAAGCAATGACCACTGCAATTCTCTCTTATGCAGAGAATAGAGGTAATGTTTTCGCAATCGTAGACGGTGCGAAGTCTGCCGATGTTGCAACGATTAAGACCTTTAGAAAGTCTTTATCTTGTAAGAACGGTGCTTTGTATTATCCGTGGATTAAAGTTTCTGACCCTCTCTCTAAGACAGGTAAGTTAAGAGACTGTCCTACTTGCGGTCACATTATGGGTATCTATGCTCGTACTATTCAGGAGCGTGGTGTGTGGAAAGCACCTGCGGGTACTGAAGCAACTGTAAGAGGTGCAGTAGAAGTCGTTAAGCTGTTAGTTAAGGGCGACTGTGATGTTCTGAACCCTGTCGGTGTCAATGTAGTTATGCCGAGAGCTAACTACGGCATTGTTGTTTGGGGTGCAAGAAGTATGAGTCCTGACGCCACAATGAAGTATGTGTCTGATGTTCTCTTGGAGACTAACATTAAAGAGTCCATTAAGAATGGTACTCAGTGGGCTGTTTTTGAGCCGAACAATAGTGTGCTTTGGACGAGAGTAAAGACCACTATTGAAGCTTTCCTCGATAATTTGTGGAGAGACGGTGGCTTATTTGGCGACAAAGCTGAACAGGCATACTTCGTTAAGTGTGACGAAGACTTGAACCCCGAAAGCGTGAGAAATGCAGGTAAGTTAATCTGCGAAGTAGGCTATGCACCTAACAAGCCTGCGGAGTTTGTTATTATCCGTATTGCTCACAGCATTTCTAACGATTAAGAGAGGAGGAACTAAACTATGGCAAGAACTATTGCTAATGACCCTTTACAGAAGTTTATGTTTCGTGTAACAGTACCGGGGCTTCCTACAGGTTTAGGCTTTCAGAAAGTCGGTGGCTTGACAAGAGAAGTAGGTGTTGTTGAGTACTTAGAGGGTCTCTATCAGTACACTCATAAACTCCCCGGCAGAGAAAAAGTCGGTGAAGTTACCCTCGAAAGAGGTTCTTATGCTACAAAAGAACTTGAAGCTCAGTATAAGAAAGTGCTTACGGACTCTAATCTCCGTAATACTGTCATCATTGAAATTCTTGACCGCTTTGGTAATACAAAGCGTACCTATAAGCTTGCAGAAGCTTGGGTAAGCAAGTGGGAGGGTTCTGATTTAGACGCTTCCTCTGATGATGTGGCTATTGAAAAGCTGACATTACAGTTCGAGTACTTCTTAGACTAATTGGAACTCATACAAGAGTCTGATTTAAGGGTTATCTTGTTCTATGAGACCCCGTAGATAGCTCTTGCTATTTGCGGGGTTTTATTGTATAATAGTAGTGTGGTTGCAACACCACCAAAGTAAAATTATAGGAGGAATTTATTATGGCTACACCAAAGCTGAAAAAGAATGTTGCAAGTGACGAATTACTTGATGAGGTTTTAACACCCGAAGAGAAAGCCCCTGTTTATAACAGTCGCATTGAAGTAAACGAGGACGGTGAGACCGAACAGTTTGAGCTTCTTGCAGGTTACACAGATGAAGAGGGAGTTGTTCACAAGACTTTCACTTTAAGAGAAATGACAGGTCGTGATGAAGAAGCTATCTCTAAATCCGATGTTAAGCAGAACCCCTCTAAGTTGGTTTCTGTACTGCTTGAACGCTGTGTAATGAGTATCGGTACTCTTACCCGCAAATCTGTCGGCAATGAGAAGTGGAAAGACCTTATTAAGTCTTTGTATGTAGGAGACCAAGACTTTATGCTCATTAAGCTCAGAGAATTATCTATGGGTGGTGAGATTGAAGTTACTCATACTTGTCCCTACTGTAAGGAGAGCTTGAAGACTATCCTCGATGTGTCCGAGCTTGAAGTTGAGCCTTTTAAGGGTGAGAGAGTTGTACAGTTCTCTTTACCGAAAGGCTACAAAGATAAGAAGGGTACTGTTCACAGAGACGGTACACTTAGACTTCCTACAGGTCAGGATAGAGAAATCCTTACTCCTATTGCGAGAAAGAATGTTGCTCAGGCAAGTACTCTTATGCTGACTCGTTTATGTAAGTTTGAAGACGGTCTCTATGTAACTGAAGATGTTATGAGAGACTTAACGGTAAGAGATAGAGAGTATTTGCAGAAAGTATTGCAGGAAAACCTGTTCGGCATTAACCTTGAAATTGATGTCACCTGTACGAACTGTGGCGAAGACTTTAAGGGCAATCTTAACGCAACAAATTTTATCTAAGCTCGTTTTTTGAAGATGACTTCCAAAATGGCTGTTCCTTTGAGAACACTAAAATGGAAATGCACATTTTAGCTTACACCTATCATTGGGACAGCCATTCTCTTTGGAGTCTTCCTCGAAACGAGAGAAGAATGTGGGTAGAATTAGTTGTTGAGCAGAAAAAAGCTGAACAAAAACAGATTAACAATAGTGGTAACTCTTCATCTTCTACTTATAAAGAAAGCAGTTAAAAATAAGTAGAAAGGAGGGTTATAATGAACTCTTTTGGGTTAGGACTTGTACTCAATTTCGTAGATAATGCGTCCTCGGGTATGAACACGGCGACAAATAACTTTATGAGAATGAGTGCAACGGCAGACAGTTTGACTTCCTCGGTCAGTGCTTCTGCGGCAGAGTTAGCTTCAATAGCACTTTCTTTAGGTGCTGTTGGAGACACTTTTGTTTCTATCGGTGAGTCCATTACAGGTGTATTTGCAGGTATCACTCAGCAAGTCATTGATACAGGTATGGAAATGCAAGGCTATCGTATGCAGTTATCTGCACTGTATGGTAGCGTTGAAGCAGGAGAAGCAAAGATTGATGAAATCAAGCAGTATGCTATGTCCTCGGTCTTTGATATACAATCTCTTATCCCTGCTGTTACAATGATGAAAGCCGTAGGCATTGAAGCTATGTCTGAAGTGACCACTTCGAGTGGTAACGCAACTCAGAAGCTTCTTGACTATGCTTCAGATATTGCCGCAATGGTTCCCAATATGCGTAACACTTACGGTACAGGTGTTAAAGCCGCTATGGGTGCTATCAAAGAATACATTGCTGAAGGTAATGCTCTTTCCCTTAAAAGAGGTGCAGGTCTCGATATTACGGGCATTTTGGGCGAAGATAAAGGTGCTTCTATTGAAGAGAGAACTCAGCAGGTAGCAGACCTTGTTGAAAAGCTCAATATCGTGGGATATACTGCTAACTTAGCAGGAACTCCTACACAGCGTTTAAGTAATATGCAAGACGCTTTATTTAACTCTCTGTCTAAGATTGCAGACAGCGGAGTTTTTGAAGCTTATTGCGGTCTGTTAGAAAAGCTCAGTAATTGGGTGTTCTCTCTTGTAGAGAATGAAGAGACCTTTAATACAATAACAGGTGTTCTTGCTGACACTATTACCACAATCCTTTCCCCGTTAGAGAGTATGTTAGATTGGGTGATTAAGAACAGTGACGCTATCATAGCGTGGATACAAGAACACCCGAAATTAACTAAGAATATCCTTATAACAGTAGCGGCTATAGGAGCTTTCCTTGTAGTCGGTGGTTCACTGTTAAAGCTGTTATCCTCTATAGCGTTTGCCACTATGGGACTTACAATGCTCAAATCTCTTCCTGCTCTTTTGAGTAAAGTTGGAGTCGCATTTACAAGTCTTATTGGTAAAGCACTTCCTTTTGTTGCACTTGCGACAGTTGCGTATTTTGCGTGGAAGAATAACCTATTTGGTATTCGTGATGTCGCTACAGGTGTTATGAATGACTTAGGGACTATCTTCTCTATTGTAAGTGACGCTTGGAACGATAACACTCTCTCTGAAGAGAATTTTGTTAAAGCTAAAGAGTTAGGAATACTCCCTCTTGTTGAAGGTCTGTTACAGCTAAAGTACTATTGGGACTTCTTCACGGAAGGCTTCTCAGCAGGTTTCAAAGGGTTCTTTGACGGTTTAGTTAAGTCCCTTGAAGGTCTGAAGCTTATGGGTATTGATGTCAATGCTCTTGCCGCTTCGGTTGGTGAGTTCTTAAAGAGCTTAACTGAAGCAGGTGCAGAAGATAAGTGGAGGGCTATCGGTGAAGTTGTAGGACAGCTAACAGCAAGCCTTATCACTCTGATTGTTGTTGCAAACGCATTTAAGGGTGTCTATAAAGTAGTTGTAGGTGTCGGAAAAGCATTTAGCTTTGTCGGCAAAATTGCTAAAGGCTTGTGGAGTGTTTTGAAGTGGATATTTAATCCTCTCATTAAAGTAGCTCCTGTTGTTATTGCTTTCTTCAAAGATATGGGAGCCGCCATTGCTCTTATGAAAGAGGGCTTTGGTTTCTTTGAAGTTATGGGAGCTTGGTTTCCTAAACTCGCCGCTTTCTTTACCAAGATAGGCGGTGGCTTTGCAAAAGTATTTGGTTGGGTAGCTAAACTTGCACCTGCTTTTACTAAGTTAGGTGGTTGGTTACTCTCCGCAGGTAAAGCTATTGGTGCTTTCTTCTCTGCTATAGGAAGTGCCATTATGAGTGCCTTGACTTGGATTGCAGGAGCTTTAGGTATCTCTGTAGGTTGGGTAGTAGCAATCATAGTAGCTATCGTTGCTGTTATTGCTCTTGTTATTATCTTCCGTAAAGAGATAGGTCAGTTCTTTGTATGGTTGTGGGGCAAGATAAAAGAGTTCTGTTCGTGGTTTGGTACGAAAGTCGCAGAGATATTTAATGCTGTGAAGCAAGTAGTAGCTAACATTGTTCAGGCTATTTTGAATAACCCGATTGTACAGTCTGTCATCAAGGTTGCTCAGAGTATCTTTAACTGTATTGTCACTGTAGGTCAGACTATTTGGGCTTTCATCAAGGGAGTCGTAACTACTATTTGGAACATTATCAAGTTAGTTGGTACGATTGTCGCAGGTGTAGCAAAAGTAATTTGGTCTGCAATCAGTGGTATCGCAGGTGTGATATGGACTTGCATTAAGGGACTCGTGAATTTCATAGTCACTTGTGTACAAGGTATTTGGTCTGTAATTAAGAAAGTAGTCAACCTCGTGTGGACTATAATCAAAACTGCGGCGAATATCATTAAGTCTATTATCAATGTAGTTTATCAGTTCTTCCGTGTTATCTTCCTCGCAATAGTCGCTGTAGTCAAGGTAGTAATCAATGCTATCGTTTCTGCATTTCAGTGGCTGTGGAGTAAGATACAACCTGTGTTACAAGCTATTGGCGACTTCTTCTCGTTCATCTTTAATTGGGTGAAAGACAATGTAGTAATGCCTGTAGTAAATTGGATAACGACAGCCTTTACAGCAGTTCGTGATTGGATTGTAGGTTGCTTACAAGCAATCGGAGACTTCTTCTCTTCTATCTTTACTTGGATAAATGAGAATGTTCTTACTCCTTTCAGAGACTTCATCATTGGAGTGTTTGATTGGATAAACGAGAAAATCACTGCTGTTACTAATTGGTTCTCTGAAGCCTTTACTGCGGCGGCTGACGCAACCACAGGTGTATTCAACGGAGTTAAAGAGTTCTTTGCAGGTGTGTGGGAGTCCGTTACTGAAGGTGCAATGTCCTTCTTTAATTGGATTGGTGAAAAGCTGTCGTGGCTTACTGACGCTATCAGTTCTGTCGGTGACTTCTTCTCTAACGGTATAGATGCCGCAGGAGATTGGTTATCAGGTGTTGGAGATAGCATAGCTAACTTTATCGGTCTTGATACAGGTGGTTATGTTAAGACTACAGGTCTTGCTGTTCTTCACCCGAATGAAGTTGTTGTCAATGACGATACTACAAAGAGGTTGCAGAACTTCTTAGGTAAGTATGACAGTGACACTGTTAATGGTGTTTCGAGAGACATCACTCAACCGCAGGCAGTCTTAAATAACATTTATCCTACTGTTATGGAAGCTGTTCCTGTTGCTCCTGTTCCTGCTGAAACGGTTGCAAGCGTGAATAATAATTCTTCGTTTGTTACTAATACACAGAACTTTGTACAGACCTCTCCTGCCCCTCAGATTGTCGAGAAGACAGGAGAAACTAAGAATGACTACAGTGTTACCTTTGCCGCAGGAAGTATCGTTATTCAGCTTGCAAACGCTTCTGATAGTGAGCTTGAAAAAGCGGCAGAGAAGATTATGAAGATTATTGCTCGTAAACAGCAGTTGAGAGCAATGGCAGTAAGAGCGTAAAGGAGGTAAGATGTTGTGAGTTCAAGAGTTGGAGCAAGAACTAAAGGTTATATTAAAAACCTTAACACAGGAGCTATCAAAAGATTTCAGTACAACCCTGAGACCTTTGAGTACTCTCGTGGTGTTACCTATGCTGAAATTGTTGCACCGGGAATGTCTTACCCCAATACGCAATTCGTTCACGGTAACACAAGGTCATTTCCTGTAGAGCTTTTCTTCTTTAACAAGCCCTATACAGGAGTAATCAATAGCTATATGAATTTTATTGGGGGTTTTCTCACCCCCGAGACAAATTCAGCGAATTATAAGAAACCGCCCGAAATGCTCTTCTGTTATGGTACTTTTATCCGAAGATGTGTTCTTGAAGACTTAGTAATCAAAATGGAAGAGTATGACGAGTGGGGAAGACCCACAATGGCTCGTTTCACATTGACATTAAGGCAGGTGGGTGTGTAATGGCAGTATATAAAGGTTCTCGATACATTAAAACACCTATGTACCCGAGAGGGGACTCCTTAGTGTTTGGCATACGAAGCAGAAATCACTTTAACTTAGCTAAAGCTACTTACTATACTGTAGTGCAAGGTGATACCATTGACGGTATTGCCTATAAGCATTACAATAACACTCAGCTTTGGTGGGCTATTATGGACGCAAATCCGCAGTATCAGTCCGAGCTTGAAATAAAAGCGGGTGATATACTCTGTATTCCACCCTTTGAAGAGGTGGTGAGGGTAAGTGAGTGATGTATTAAGTTGTTACTACAATGTTCACATTAACGGCAATCCTATCAGTGTAGACCGAAGGGAATGTATTGAAAGTATTACCCTCGATGAGTTAGATGACGGTTCTAATACTTGTACCTTAGTTGTAAGTGACCCCGAATTTAAGTACATTGAGGACGCAATCTTCATCGAAGAAGCTACTGTATATGTAGAGTTCGGTTGGTGGGGTGAAACACACAGAGACACATTTTTTGGGTATATCTCTGCTGTTGATATATCCTTTCCTGAGAATGGTTATCCTCAGCTTTCTGTGTTCTGTTTGGATAACTCCCACATAATGAACAGAAAGAAGAAAACTCGCTCTTGGGATAATGTCACGAGAGCTGATGTTGTTAAGAAGATTGCGGCAGAGTACGGATTTAAGTGTGTAATACAATCAGGGTACAATTCAACAAAAGAAGACACTATTTCGCAAAGTGGTGTTACTGATATAGAATTTATAGAAAACCTCGCAGGAGAAGAGCGTGATTTATATAAATGTAAGCTTATTGGTGACACAATCTATTATGTGAAGAAGGGTATTCTTGAAGAGCCGAAAGCTACTGTTTCGTACAAAAAGGGAGATTTTGATGTAATCAGCTTTACCCCTAAAATCAATAAGGAAACTCGTCAAGAGTCCATTGATAAAGCTGATATTAACACAGATACTAAGGCTACTGACTCTGCAACTGCAAGTGACTCTACTACGGCACGAGAAGTTCAGGGTGAGCCTGTTCAGACCACTTCCACTCCAAGCAAGGGCTATAAGTATGACCCGAAGAAAGGTCAGTGGATTTCAGTAGCACTAAAATAAAGGAGGAATGAGAAGTGCCAAATGATACCTATGTTGCAGGGCAAAGTAATGCTCGTGCAGTAGAATATAAGTACAACCCCAAAACAGGTGTTTGGGAGCCTGTTGCTTATTCAGGTTCTGATAGTGACACTTCTCTTTCTACCTCCACCCAAAATGGAGGGTCTGTCACTGTAGACTCTTCCTCTAAAGTCAACAGTCAGGCAGAAGCCGACAGTGAGTATATAGAGATAGAATTTAACACCTTAGAAGGTGAGCTTGTTTTAATAGCAAGTAAGAAGACTATAGCCTTAAAAGCGGGTCAGACGATTAAGATAGAGGGTATAGGTAAATACCTCTCAGGTCTGTATTATATCTCTGCTGTTAAGCGAACAATAGATAACAGTCAGGGGTATTCTCATACTTTAACAGTAATTAAAACAGGCTTTGGTTCTACTCTTAAAAGTGTCGTTGTTGACACAAATACCACTTCTTCCTCTGCGGCACAAAGACCTGCGGAAGCTACTCCTGCTCCTTCTACTTCTTTCAAAATGGGAGATAAAGTTATGTTTCTTACTATTGCTCCTAAAAAGTATTGGTATTCTAATGCTTCTGAAGGAGTATGGGTTCCCAAATGGGTTACTCAAAAAGTGCATACCGTTGACGGAGTAAGTAGTGACGGAAAGAGAGTGAGACTAAAAGAAATTTGGTCGTGGACTTATGTGAAATTCTTAAAGAAAGTGTAAGGTGATATTTATGGCGAAAGTACAATACTTTGGGAAGTATAGAGCAAAAGTCCAAAAAGTAGATGACCCCGAAAAGAGAGGTCGTATTCGTGTTTTATGCCCGAAAGTTTTGGGCGAAGCTGTTAGTAATTGGTGCGAGCCTTGCGTACCTGTTGCATATAATTTTGGTGGAGATTTTGCTATCCCCAAAGTCGGAGAGACTGTGTGGGTAGAATTTGAAGCCGGAGATGTCAATAAGCCCATTTATACAGGAGGGTGGTGGTGTAAAGACGGTTCTCCTGATAAGAACTACAATGTCGGCACACGCTATATTGAATGGAATGGGTGTAAGATAAAGATGTGGGGCAAAGATACAAAGACAGGGGCAAAAGCTACTATTGAAATCACAGTAGGTAGCAGTAAGCTAACTATCACTGAGGACAGTATAAAAGCTGTTGCCAATAGAATTGACTTGAATTGAGGTGTTATTATGTCTGCTGTTACCCGTAAGGGAGATAAAAATACAGGACACGGAAACTACCCTGCCGTTGCCTTGAATAAGGGTAGCTCTAATGTGTTCATTAACGGTATTGCTTGTGGGAGAAAGTCAGACACATATCCGTCTCATAATAAAGGAGGGTTAAACCCTAATCCCCATACAAGTCAAATTTCAGGCGGTAGTTCCACTGTGTTTGTAAATGGACTTCCTATAGCAAGAGTTAATGACGCTGTATCGTGTGGAGGAAGTGTAGCACAAGGCAGTCCTAATGTTTATGCAAACTAAGGAGGTATATGTATGGCTGAACAAGGTTATACAGGGATAAGCTTCCCTTTTCGCATAGGTGTGAAAGGTGGTGTTGTCACCTCCACAACAAGCACAAGAGAAGTTCCCCATATTATAGAGAGTATGAAGCAAATTCTGAGGACTTTCCAATATGAGCGTACTATGGAGTATCACATTTACTCTGAAGTAGATACGGACATATTTGAGCCAAATGATATAAGCACGCATACTCTGTTACAGTATCAAATAAAGGACGCTTTGACGAGATTAGAACCGAGAATAGAAGTATTAGATGTAGAGGTGTCTTCCTCTAATAATGCTGTCTATGCTACAGTTCGTTTCAAGGCTCTTCCTTACGATGCTGAATATACAAGTAAACTGAAAGTAGGTGAAGCGAATGTCAATAACTCCAACTCCGAATATTGACTATACGAATAAGGACTATGAAGCCTTTAGAGCCTATATGATTGAGCAGTTAGGTATCAAAATGCCTGAATATACAGATAGAAGTCAGACAGACGCAGGTATTGTTATTCTTGAACTGTTAGCAAAGGGTCTTGATATTCTTAGCTTTCATCAAGATGTGCAAGCCAATGAAGCCTTTTTAATTACAGAGGAACAAAGAGCTAATGCCTTGAAGTGGTGTTATGTACTTGACTACATACCCCGAAGCTCTATCCCCTCTAAAGTTAAACAGGTGTTTGTTCTTGCTTCTGCTCAGCCCTCTTCTACTTACATTCCTGCGGGAACAAGAGTAAAAACTGTTGAAAGTGCTACGGAGTATTCTGTAATGTTTGAAACAGAAGATGACCTCGAAATTCCTGCCGGGAAGTTAGGAGATGAGAGAGATGAGCAGGGAAATTATCTGTATGCTGTTACCGCAGTTCAGGGTCTTACTATTCAAAGTGAGATTGTAGGAAGCAGTAACGGCACTGAAGACCAACGCTTTACTTTAGGTTACACTCCTGTTATCTCGTCAAGTATTGCCGTACTTGTAAACGAGGGAGCAGGATTTGAGCCGTGGGTGAGAGTTGAGTCCTTCCTTGATAGTACCCCGACAGATAAGCACTACAAGGTTGAGATGACTGACAATGATGAAGCTGTTATCATCTTTGGCAATAACATCACAGGCAAGATACCTACTGCTTTCTCTAACGGCATTATTTCTACTTACCGCATAGGCGGTGGTTCACAAGGAAATGTTGGAGCAAATAAAATCACTCAGTTAGATACAAATGTGTCTAAAGTGGACTCTACATTTAACCCTGATGTGCCTTTTGACTTAGGGTATGATAAAGAGACCTTAGCTGAGATAAAGACTAACGCTCCGAACTCCTACAGAACGAAGTGGGCTTGTCTCACTGAGGAAGATTATGCAGATAGAGTTAAGGAACTCTTCCCTCAAATAGCTTTATCAAGCTCACAGAAAAGCGAAGCTTTGGTAGACACTGTTAATGT